TGGTAGTGAGTGGTTTATTATTCAAAAAAAAGCATAACATAAATTTATAAAAAATGAACACACAAAAAATAATTAACGAGCGTTTACAGAAAATCGCACTTAAAAACCATAAAGTAGAATTAGGCATTGTAGATGATTTAAGAGATGGTGTTAAGTATATCAATGGAATTTTTGGAAACATAGAAAAAGAGGGTGATAAACTTGGTACTGCTTTAGCCGATGCAATTAGACAATATAGAAATTTAGGTGATTTTGTACAAAGAGCGGCATCTTATAAGAAAGAAGCAGAACGACTTATACAATCATACAAAAAGGCAGCTAAAGATTTAGGTGTTAGTGCTGATTCGCAAGATGTCAAAAATTTACAAAAAGCAATTAACGAAATTGATTCATATGTGAAATTCTATAATTCAATAGATAAAATTCCACAAGTATAAAATCAAAAATGCAAAATAAATCAACTATATAGCGCATTTTAAAAACATAAAACAATGAACACACAAAAAACAGTAAACGAAAGAATCGCTAAAGTAGCGTTAAAGAATCAAAGGGTTGATTTGGGGAAAATAGATGATTTGATTTTTTCAGCGAAAACCGCTAAAGCCGAAATTCAGGCCGCCGTCAATTTTTTAAAAGAAGCCGACCCATTAGTACAAGCCGCTGCCAATAGATTGAATGATTACAATATTTGGTTAGATGGCACTTTAAAAGAATTTAGAGAAATAAATCAAGACGCAAAAGATTTGGGCATTCAGCCAACAGACATTAAAGGATATAAAGAAGCCGAAGATTTTTTAGCAAAGGCAAAACAATTAAAAAGCACACACGATGGTTTATTAAAAATGATAAAGTCAAATCGTTAAAAGCAATTTCTTTTAAAAGAATTATTTAAGCATTGCTTACAAGTAACATATTTTAGTCTTGAATCATAATCAGCAACCGAATCAATATGTCTGCCGCAAGAAGTTTTAGCGTTAATAAAAACATTGCCAGTGCAATCGGGATGTAGGTAGTGAATTTTAGCCATAGTGTTATATTTTGGACTAATATATAAACAAAAATGCAAAATAAAAACATAAATCGTTTAATAATTAAATAAGTAATCTATGAAAACAACCGAAATGTTAAAGCGCATCCAAACGCTTCTTAACACGCGTGTTGAACTTGAAGATCGCAAGTTAGATAATGGTACTGTTATTTCTGCCGATGAATTTGCAGAAGGGCAGCCAGTATTTATCGTTACCGAAGATGAGCGTATTCCTATGCCCGTTGGTGAGTATGTGATGGAAGATGGTTCTATGCTTGTTGTAGAAGAAGAAGGTGTGATTGGATCAATCTCTGCTGAAGAAGAAGTTGAAGAAGTTGAGCAAGAAGTTGTGGAAGAAGAAATGAGCAACGAAGTTAAAGAACCTAAAAAGGTTGTAGAAAGCACCGTTGTAGAAACACATTTTTCTGAAGAACAAAAAAGCGAACTTGTAGAGACTATTCTTTTAAGCGTAAATCCTTTGATTGAGGAATTGCAAAACAAAGTGAACGAACTTGAAACTAAACTTTCACAAGAAGAAGTTCAAGTAGAAGAAAAACTTTCTGCTGATGTTAAAGAAGAAAAACTTTCCAAAACCTTCAAGCATAGTCCTGAAGTAAAAGGTGAACAAACAAGACCAAGATTTAATAATGGTCGTGTTGCCAACACCACATTACAAAGAGTATTTCAACGAATTTCAAATAAATAAATTAAATCAAAATGAGTAATAAAGTAAATTTACGAGACATTACACCTGGAGGGTCTAACACTTCCGTAGTTTCGCCTATCACGACTACTTACGAAGGTTCTTTCGCGGGTGAATACATTGCTGCTGCAATTTTGAGTGGAAACACTTTGGCAAGTGATGTAATTACAATTAAACCGAATGTTAAATACAAGCAAGTTGTTAAGAAACTTGACTGGGGTGGTATTGTTGCCGATGCTACTTGTGATTTTTCATCTACTTCAGATGCACTTACTTTAAGTGAGCGTGTTCTTACAGTAGAAGAATTCCAAGTAAACTTACAAATGTGTAAAGCCGATTACTATTCTGACTACATTGGTCAAGAAATGGCTATGAGTGCTTACGCTGATCTTCCTGCTTCTTTTGCTGACTTCTTGATTGCTCAAGTTGCTGCTAAAGTTGCTGAATCAGTTGAAAATTCACTTTGGATGGGTGCTACTGCTACTGCTGGTGAATTTGATGGTATCACTACTATCTTGGAAGCATCTACAACTAATGATGTTACTGCTACTGCCGTAACTGCTTCTAATGTTATTGACGAGTTTGGAAAAATCGTTGATGCTATTCCATCAAGTGTCTACGGAAAAGAAGACCTTCATCTTTACATTTCACAAAATATGGCTCGTGCTTATGTTCGTGCTTTAGGTGGATTTGCTTCTGCTGGTCTTGGTGCAAATGGTGTAGACAATCAAGGAACTACTTGGTACAATGGTGGTAACCTATCTTTCGATGGTGTTAAAATCTTTGTTGCTAACGGACTTGATGATGATACTGCCGTTGCTGCACAAAAATCTAACTTGTTCTTCGGTACTGGTCTTTTAGAAGACCACAACGAAGTTCGTTTGATTGACACTTCAGAAACTTTAGGTGACCAGAATGTACGCGTAATTTTGCGCTTTACCGCTGGTGCGCAAGTAGGTGTTACTCAAGATTGTGTACTTTACAACTAAAATTAACTATTAATCATAGGAAGGGGTGGGCAAAACTGCCCGCCCTTTTTTATTTAAAAACATAAAATATGGCGTGTCTTTTAACAACTGGTCGTGAATTACCTTGCAAGGATTCAGTAGGTGGTATTAAAGCGGTTTATTTAGCAGATTTCGGTACTTTGGGAACATTGACTGTAACATCGGGTGAAGTAACTGCAATTAGTGGTACACCTTCTTTGTTTCAATTCGATGTAAAGGGTAATTCTGCTTTAGACCAAGCGATTACAAGTAGTCGTGAAAACGGAACTACTTACTATGAGCAAACTTTGAACTTAACTTTGACTAAATTAGATTTAGCAACTCAACAAGAAATCGTAACTATTGCCAAAGCAAGACCACACATCTTTGTTGAGGATTACAATGGAAACTATTTCTTGGTAGGTGCTGCTCACGGTGCAGATGTATCGGGCGGTACTATCGTAACTGGTGCTGCTATGGGTGATTTGTCAGGGTTTACTTTAGTGTTCTCTGCACAAGAAACACTTCCCGCTTATTTTGTTGCATCTTCTGTTGTAACGGGTAATGCAAGTGCTACTCAAATTGCACCATAATTAATCTAACCGATAAAATTAAGCCATCTTTAATTAGGTGGCTTTTTTTTGTGCAAAATTTAAAATAAAGTCGTTTTATAAGTATGAAGATTCTAACGACAAGTACATCGGCACAAACGCTTAAAATAATTCCACGAGATTACCAGGCGAACATCGATGTAGTTTTAAGGGATAATAGCACTAATACAAGTACGACTTATTCGGTTGCAACTTCTACAAGTGGTGATTATATGACTTTTGACTTAACTTTGTCATTAGTAGAAAATAGGTTTTACGATATGACTTGCAAATTCGGTAGCAATGTTATTTACAAGGATAAAATCTTCTGTACAGACCAAACTATTGCGGATTACACCGTTAACGAAAGTCAATACACTACCGAAAATTCATATAATAACGATTATATTATATTATGAGCATTAAAATAGTTGAATTAGCGTCTTATACTGCCCCACAGATTACAGAAAGCAAAAAGGATGAATGGGTAAACTACGGTGCAGACAACAATTACTATCAACACCTAATAGACCTTTACAATTCATCACCGACTAACAACGCTGCAATAAACGGAATTAGTCAAATGATATTCGGAAGGGGATTAGATGCTACCGATTCTTCTCAAAAGTTAGAGGAATACGCAATGATGAAGTCTTTGTTTTCTGATGACTGCGTTAGAAAACTTTCTTATGACTTAAAATTGATGGGGCAATGTGCAATGCAAGTCGTTTACGACAAACCACACAAAAGAATTATAGAAGTAGCACACTTTCCTATTGAAACATTAAGAACGGGTAAGGCCAACGAAGATGGCGAAATAGATTCTTACTATTATTCTTCGGATTGGTCAAGTAAAAAACCTACTGAAAAGCCAATTAGATTTAGTGCATTTGGCACTTCTAAAGATGAAATAGAAATCCTT